TTTATTCCATCATTTATATAATGAATACTCGCTTCAATATCACTGAAATCTACTAGGTCTTTATGTATTTTTTTATAAATAGAAGGATCAAAATCTTTAGGTAATTTTTTTGTAATATCTAGTAACTGAATATTTTTTGAAGATATTTTTTTTTTTAAATCATCAAATAATAAACTATTATAATTAGGTAAATTATAATTATTTCTTTTTTTATACTCCATCAATTCTGTATACGTATAATTTTTAAACTCTTCGTTTATAATATTATTTTCATCTACCGATGTAATATTACTATAATAAATATCACTATTTTTAATATTATAATATTTACTAAAAAATGTAAATAAAAAATTATTTAAATCATTATCGATATCAAATATGTCATAATGTAAATTTGTATATTTTGTTGAAGAAATTATTTGTGTAATTGGTTGTGAATGATGGTCTATGATATTTCCATTATCCAAATAGTCTGCAAAATTTAATAAAGAATCTATGTTGTTATATTCTTTTAAATATTTTTGATAATAATCATTCAACAAATATCTATTATCATTTTTATTAATATGTTTATTAAAATAACAAAAAAAAAATCTTAAAAATTGATGCCTAATAAAGCAAACTATTTTAAATCCTTGTAAATAATTATTATATTTAAATGTATCTTTTGTAATCATACTATATTTATCAACTATATTATTTACATTACAAAATAATTTTTCAATAGTAGAAGAAGCACATTTAGGAAATAACATAATTCCATATTTTTTTTCTTTATTAATATAAAAATGATCCATATTATACTTTATATAGTTATTACAAATTGTATTTTCAAATAAAATATCATTCTCATAATATTCTGTATCCATAGCACCGCGACTTATTTTTAAACTAAAGCATACAAATTTTTCACTAACATTTTTACCATAATTTACACAAATTCCATCAACAGTATAATTAGTATGATTTTCGTGTTTATATAAAATAAAATCAGATATTTCAAATGTAGTATATTCATTTTTATTAAAAATAGGAACATAAAAAACTCTGCCAATAATAGAGTGTTCTTTCTCAATATTTGTAATATTGGTAGAAAGCACCATTACATCATTTTCATTTTTTGTATATGAAAATAAAAAATCATATTCTGTTAAAAGTATAGTATTTTTATTTTTTATTATAGATACATCTTGCGTAATGTATTTAGGATCTATATTATCAATTGGATTTTCAGAATAAATTATAAAAGAAATATTTTGTTTAATATAATAATTTATCCATAATGATAAAATAAAGATATCTGTGTTTTTGTTATCAAAAATTAATAATATCATATTTATATAATTAATTTATAAAATAAAAAATAATAATTTAGTTAATACTTAACCAGAAGATTGTGAATTGCTTTAAAAAGTTGGCATTTTATATAAAAAATAAAAAAAGGGATTACTTTTACTCTTATGAGGTTTAAGTTTTACAGCACTTAATGGCAACCCATTATATTTTTATAATTAAAATAAGTGTCAATAAATTAAATTAACGCGCAATTAATATAATGATCCTTTTTCTATATCCCATTCTAGATTAAACTTGAATAACTCAATTTCTTTTTGTTCTTCTTGAGAATAAGACTCCTGTTCTTCATTTTCATCTTCATGTTCATTATTCCCAAAATTTCTCTCTACCCATTGTAAATAGTTAAAATTATTGTAATCCCTAGATTTTTCAAACTCGCGACTAAATTTCAAAAACTCATGAATTGAGTTATAAATTGATTTCTGAAACAGTTCATTTTTGTTATAGTATTGCAATAAATATCGATTTGTATAAAGCCACTCGTTAAAAGTGTTATTGATTGTGATAATGTCTTTGCTGAGTAATGGTACAATCAAATCGCATGTAGTTAGCTCAACATTATTAGGTATTTTTTTTATTTTATTAAAATATAGTAATGCATTACTTACAGTTGGTTCATGTCTAAACTCGTCATATGTCATAGAATATATAGGAAGAAAGTCGACAGCTATAGTATCAACTAATTCTTGCGGAACATTATTATTTAATAAAATATCATTTAACATATTATCAGAAAACATTATTTGAAAAATTTGCGTTTAACACTAGGTAAGTATAAGTAATTGTTATTTACAATATATTTCAAATTCATTTCATTTTTTTTATTTTTTATAAAAATGTTTAAATACTAATTTTATTTAGAATACTTTGCGTAGCACATTACTGAAAAATAACTCATAATTCCTAATACAATAGAAAATAACCATATTGGAAAAATTGTTTTATTTTTATATCCTATTCCAAATTCGCGTGGTATTCCATCTGTATTATAAAGAAACATTGGTTTAACCATCTGAACAACACCAAAAATAACAATAAATACTATTACTGAAACAAAGGTTATATTTTCTCTTATAAAATAATTATTCATTATATATATATTGTATTAAAAAATATATATATTCTACTAAAGTGTATATAATAAAATACAAAAATAAATAAAAACAATAATTCGAATTATTTATTTTATTTACTATGCATCATATTCTTGATAATCATCATATTCTTCTTCTGGTGCATCATTACCATCTACATTTCCATCCATATAATCATCATTTATATAACCCATATCGTAAGCTTCACGTTCAATATCTTCTCCAATATCTCGTTCTTCAATATAATCTTCGACATACTGGTCTATATTACTATTTGTAGCATTTTTATTTTTCTTTCTTACATTTCGTTCTGTTTTTTCCATTTCATCTCTAAACTCAAGCTCTTCATCATAGGTTTCTTTCACATATGTAGTAAGACCCTTTTGTAATCCCTTACTCCAAACACCTAATTTATTTATTTTTAAAATGGTGTCTGCATCTCTTTCTTCATTGCTTAATTCTTTAAGACGATCTGTAATAATATCTTTTTCTTTTTCTCTCAATTTAAAGACTCTATCAAGAATTTCTTCATATGAAATATCAATTATATCTTTTTCGTTACTCATTATCTCTATGAATGTTACTAATAATTTAGATATTTTTTGTTTTAGACCACGTGTATTTCCTCTAATCAGAATTGAATCTCTATCACTTCTATCGCTTACATCAAATTGAACTCTAGTATTTCTCTCTTCAACGTAATCAACAGTATATAAATCTGTTTCTTCACGTTCTTGAGTAACTTCTGTAACTAACATATCTGGTTCATCGCTTAATTCAATATAATTAATGAATACTTTGAGTAAATAATATTCATAAAGCATTCTACTTGTTCTTTCATCAAATATAGGTTTCAATACCGTATTATTGTATTTAATTGTTGAAAAAGATGGTGTGTCTTTAGATAATCTAACAATATTTGCAGAATATTTCTGTATATATTCCAAAATATTATTTAATTCTGGAACTCCATAAAATACTTTAAGTTTTTCATAATATGAATTAATTGAATCTTTAATTTTTTTAGAATGTGATAATGATAATCCTAAATAGTTAGGTATGAGTGTATTTGTATAATCAACTTTATTTAATATTATATTCGGAAATACATTTATGAAATAACTTGTAAAAGTTCTATAAAAATTATTTACATTATACATTGTATCATTTGAAATTTTAATATCTTCTTTTCTAGATGAATTATCAGATACCCAGACAGACAAAGAATTTATAGCCATTTTCATTTTATTTACAGAACTTCTTGTTATATCTGCTCCTTTATTCCGTTCTATAAATTCTATAATTTCATTTTTCATTAAGCCATTGTTTTTATCCAAAAAATTGTTTAAATCTCTTATCTCTTGTGTCATTTGATCTGTTGCGATTTCAAAAGTGTCTAACACTGAAGTTATTAATTTAACCAATGACCCTTCAACTGCTTCATCGTTTTCATCTTTAATATTATCTAATGTTACTTGAAGTTTTGTGAGAGAAGACAAAATAGGTTTATCAATATCTACACTAATAATATTATTTCTACCGACAACTTGTAATAGACGTAAACATGTGTCATTTGTGTAATTACGCCCATCTATTTTAAGTTTATTTATGATTTCAGTAATATTGTCATTAACACCAATTAAATTAAAATCTGGTTTATTACTACATAATGGAATTAAATCCTCAGAAATAGGCACTAATGATCTAAATTTGCAAAAATGAATGAAAGATAAATATATGGTTATTTCATTAAAATCTTTACTTATTGGAGGATAAATATTTTTTGTATTGATATTACTATAAAATAATTTAGATTCAGTATAACTTCTTATGTCGTACATTATGTTCGCTAAGTTATTTACTATTTTGTTGTATTCAAAGACATTATTATCTTGTTGTATAAAATAGTTTATTGTGCTAACTTTATCAAGTGTGTCACAACAAGAATTTTCTAAATAAGGTTCATTATTCGCCTTATGCAACAATAATACCTTTTTCTTTACTACATCTTTTATTTTTTCTTGAATAGCAAGAGAGAACTGAATAATTTTTGATAATACAACTAAAATCTTATCATTTTGACGAATAGATCCAGATTTTAAATCTGATAGTAATGAGCGTTTAAATTCATCTGATATATTTGCAAGTTTTTTTATTTTAAAATTACTTAGAGGAGGCAAAAAATTCGTCCATAGTGCTAAATCATATTCTTTCGGTATTTCTTCATTTGGAGTGGTTAATAAATAATTTGTTTTTTCTTCAAACTTTCTTTTTACATCTGGTATAGTTATTAATACACCATCTATTACAGATACAATTTTATCGCGAATAAAATCTTGCTTTTTGGTTTTTAATACATACCAAGGTTCAGATGAGCTACGAATATCATATGCAATACAAGCTAAATATGTGACACTGCTTAGATCTCCAATTCCTTCAAATGGATATCCACTAAATGATTTTACACATCCGGGGTGTGTTTTTCGTGTTTTTACAGAAGGTATAGATGTTTGACATGCAATTAAGTACATCCCTAAAGTATAGTACAAAAGTGCACTATTATAAAAATCTTTGTAAGTCATCATTTTTTTATTTTTTGCATTCATTTCTTTAACCTTGACCTTATAATCTTGTTCAGACTCCAACCCCCGAAGTGACTCTAAAACACCATTTATTATAAATTCTTTTTGAATTTCTACATTTATTCCCATCGACACAGCGAGAGCATTTACAACATTTGAAATCATTTTGGTTTCTGGACTATTATAAGCAACATTAATATTTGTAGCTGTTATTTTATTTCCGGCATCTTCTTCTAGTATAGCACGAGTTGTAACTTTAAACCCTTCGTCATATCCTTCGTCGTAATCATAATCGATTTTAATTATAGTCCAACCACTATGAACATCTGTCCAGTAATCACCATCATCACTAAGTTTTCCAATTTTACTTATAAGTATATCAATATAGTTTTTATATTCATTTGGATTTGTAACAAATGCTTTTGCCATATCATATCTAAATGTAGGTAATATAGGAACATTTGTTTTTATACAATATAACCAATGCGGTGATTCTATTTCACTTAGTGGTCCATAACCTTCGAGAATTGATTGTCTTGTAAAGGAATTTACAAACCGAATAATATCATTTTGCTTTTTTACAAAATCATTTTCGTTTAATATAAGATTTAGTAATATTTGATAAGGAGAGATAGGTTTAACTGTTAAGCTTTCTTGTGTATTAATTCCTAATAAATATTTTTTATTATTGTATTTCAATATGTCTGCAGCATCTATTTCTGAAAGTATTTCAATTATAGATAATCTGTATTCAAATTCGCCTTTAATTTTTTGTTGAAATTCATCTTTTGATAAATTATATTTTGAGTCAAATTCAGATAATATGTCTTTAAACAAAATATTTTCTATTCCGACCTTATTAGTTTTGATAGTTTCGCATTTATCTTTTACTTCAATACATTTTTCTTGTAAATTACATAAAATATTTGAATCATCTGTATTTACATTTTTATCGATGTCATTACTTAAGACCCATTTGTTATTAGTTCTTACGTAATAATCTGTTTCTTCATTGCTATTTATATTGTAACCTTTATATAAAATAGCATAATCACCATTTAACACTTTTTTGTGTCCATTAATTAACGTTTCTGCTAAATATTCTGCATCTGTTTGGTTTAATTTATTTTTTTTCATTAGTTCAGAAGTTAATAATACAATAAAATCTTCGGGTAACATATTTAACATTTCTTTTTCATAATTGTCTAATTGTCCATAATTAGTTTTATCATATTTTTTGTCAAAATAAATATCTTTATCGTTGTCTCCCAATAAATCGTCTAGTGACGTGTAATGTTTGGCAATAATAAATGTTTTACAGATATTATTTTCATTTAATCCAGATTCTTTCGTGTCATTTTTATTTGTTAATAATTGTTTATCTTCATCAAATAATGCAGAAAACTCTTTGGGGAACATTAATGGCACATTTTGTGTAGAAACACCAGTAGTATACAATCTGGAATAATCTTTTAGGGTAAGTTTTCTTAAAATTTCAGAATTAGTGTATTTGATGTTTTTCGGATTAATATCAATATCATATCCTTCAAATATTTCGTTTCTATTAATTAATGAAGTTATAATAGTATAAACATTTGTAAATATTGAAGAATTGTTACCTTGATTTACTCTTTTTAATAGCGCAAATATTCTCGACCGTTCTATAAAATTTTTGTTGTATTCTGTTATTTTTTCATTTATAAATCGCGTTATTTCAACATATTGCATATAAGTTAAATCATCTGTGTATATTAAAAAAGGTTCAAGATAACTTACTACTTCAACAATAGAAAGTTTTCCAGTAATATATTTTTTCATCAAGTTAAATAATATTTTAGTTTTGGGGATAATATTTTTAATGAATTTAACATATATATCATACAAAGTTACACCTTTTCTCTCTTCATCTGATAAATTTAAAATATAATTTTTGATATTATTTACAAAATTAGTTTCATTAAACTCAATATTATCATTTAAACTATCTACAATAACATTGTTTACATTTGTTTTTTTCTTTAAAAACTCCCAATAATTTAACATAACCAAATTTAAATTTGCACGTTCAAGAATATTTGTTCCCGGAAGATTTATTTTTGAAAACCTTATTGTTGGTTCTGGTAGAGTTATAAAAGAGTTAACAGACATTATATCCGGATTACTAACGTTAATACGTGTAGTTATTAAATGACTATTTTTTCCGGTAGTTTGTATAGTTTGTAATTTAGTGAGACCTAAGTTATATTTTTGAATAACAAATCTTCTGTTTTTTATATTATTGTTTGCAAATATTGAAGAATACATATCCTCCAAATTGTTTATTATTACGTTTATATCGCAACCAACTTGCTTTTCTAAAATTATTCCTTCAATATTTTCATCATTAATTAAATCAAATGGAGTAAAGTATGGATTTAAATCATTATATAAGTTTAAATACTTATTTTGTTCAGTAGGTAAATTGTTTGACCTATAAGCGTCTATAATATTTTTTATATTTGAAACATCTTCGCTAATATCTAGATTAATTATATCATTATTTTGTAAATCTTCTGTCGAATCAGTTAAATTATAGATTTTTTTAATATTTTTAACAACTGGTAAAATCCAATACAAATTTACCTTAAAATTAGTAAAATATTTTAACAATGGTTTATAAGTTGCTTCGTTAACTAACATGCCATCAATATTTCCATTTTCTTGAAAATATGAAAAATGTTCTCTCAATTGTTTAAATCTTTCAATAATTGTATGTATATTATTTAGTACTTTTTGAGTTCTTTGCGAGTTAGGAATTGTAGATAATAAATCGTCTAATAAATCTGCAACTTGTGTTTCAATACTGTATCTTTGTGAATCTACTGCTACATCCACATATTGAACAATTGGTCCAAGTTCTTCATATCCAAATTGTATTTGATTTCCTTTTAATATAAATTCTCTAAGTTGATCTTTTACGTTTTGTATTGGCACGTTTAATTTTAAATTTTCAGTAGGCATGTAATTTATATCTTTTTCAAGGTCTTCTAAAAATTCTTGTTTTAAAATATCTGTTTCTTCAAATACTTTTTGTTCTTTTGTTTCTTTTTCCTTTATTTCGTCTTCTTTTGTTTCTTGTTCTGTTGTTTCGTCTTCTTTTGATTCTCCAAATATAGACGGCGGTTCTCTAATTTCGATAAAATCAATAGGTAAATCTTCTGGAATACCTTTATAATCAAAATTAATGTAAATAGTATCACCGTCTATTGTTTTTATTTCAATCATATCATTTTCTAAATTAGTAATTTCTCCAGTAATAATTACGGGATATTCACCTCCAAAATGTATATTTACCCATTTATTAGGTAATAACCCATTTTCTATCGCATAGCTTGCTGTTTCATTTCTACTCAATATTGCAAGTTTTGTAATTGTACCGTTGCCTATAATTCCGTCATCAGATATTTTTAATTTTATTTTATCAAATGTATTAATATCAATTATAAACATTTTTTGTTTGTCGATATAGTCAATTATAAATGTCTGTTCGTTTAATTTTTCATTTATTGGATCGGTAATTTGAATAATATCTCCTAACTGTAATTCTATTTGTTCCATATTGTTTCTATATTTATAGTAGAAATTTTTATGCTTAAATAAAAATAAAGTAAAATTATAAACGACAAAACATTTAAAATATTATTTAAAGACAATATGTCTATTACTATATATTATATATCATATGTTTTTGTCTCATTTACCATTTGTAAATTTATCTAATAATAAAGAGTTTAATAATATCGTAAATAATAATTATGATTCATTAAACGATAATAGTGTATTAAAGGTTAATAATAAATATGCTGGGTATAAAATTATACAATATAATAAGGATAAACTTACATCAGATACAGTAAAAACAAATGGTCTTTTTAGATCTGTAGTATTAACTAATGATGGAAAAGTCATTGCATTTTCTCCTCCCAAATCAGTATCTTGTGACTGTTTTATAGATAATTATCCAAGTAAAATATCAAATATTGTAGCAGAAGAATACGTAGAAGGAACAATGATAAATGTATTTTGGGATACAAACATTAGTGAATGGAATATTTCTACACGTAACACAATTGGTGGAAATACACGATTTTTTAAGTCATCTGAATGTTCAAAAACATTTAAAGAAATGTTTTTTGAAGCACTAAACACGAATAATTTATATTTGTCTCATTTAAATCCTATATATTGCTATAGTTTTGTATTACAACACCCAGAAAATAGAATTGTAATGCCAGTAAAAAACCCACAAGTTTATTTGGTTGCATTATATACAATTGACAATACAGATAAAAATAATATTAAAGCGTATTCTATTGATATGGTAGATGTGAAGAATTTTGGTTGGCAAAATACTACCATAAAGTTTCCACAAATATATGAATGGAACACTTACAGTGAATTAATTGAGAAATACGCATCAATGAATACACCATATGATGTTATGGGTGTAGTAATATACAATAAAAATACATTTGAAAGAACTAAAATTAGAAATCCCACGTATGAACAAGTAAAATCTTTAAAAGGAAATCAACCTAAACTACAATATCAATATATATGTTTACGTCAAAAAGGCAAAGTTGCCGATTTTTTACAATTTTATCCAGAACATAAATTGGAATGTTCTAAGTATAGAGATATGATTCATTTGTTTACCTCTACTCTTTTTCAAAATTACATTAGTTGTTATATTCATAAACAAATGCCATTAAATGCATATTCACCTCAATATAAGACACATATGTTTGCTCTTCATAAAATGTATATTGATAATTTAAGAGAGAAAAAAGAATTTATTACAAACAAAATAGTCATTGACTATGTAAATAATTTACATCCTTCATTGTTAATGCATAGTCTAAATTATAATGTAAAAAAACAAATAATTGACACGAAAAATGCTATTTGTTCTGAATTGCATGTATAATAATTTAAAAAATAATTTGACAATTAAAAATATGGTTTTTAAATATAACAATTATTTTTAAATATAATAAATAATACAATAAATTTATAATAATAAATAATAATATAAATTTATAATTACTTCAGCTTCAAGAATTCTTTTTTCATTTTGGCGAATATTGCTGCAGCACCAGTTAAACATTCTTTAATATGCCCTTTAATTGTGGATTTATCAATAGCATCTTTATAAGCTACTCGTATAATGCTGTCAGAATCATGCGGATGCATCTTTTTAAATCCGCAATATGTTAATATTTTAGTTTCATAAAATTTCGTATACAACAAATATTCAATTACTTTTCCAATAGTATAATCTTCGTTTTCTAAAATTATATCGTATGAATTCGCCATTGTATTTTGTGATTTTATAATCTGTAATTCATCCTTTTCTAAAAGTGTATCAATTTCACTCAATTTAATCATTAATATGTCACAAGCTTTGTCTAATAGTTCATTGTTTGTATAAATTCCAATCGTTTGAAGAACAAAATCAAAACTATCTCTCTTTGTAACCCTTTTGCCTTCAAGTAATTCCCAGTTTTTTGCTTCAAACTTTATGTCTTCAGTAGTTTTACCTTGATCCTTCCATTCTTGTTTTTTCTTTTCTAACACAACTTGTTTTGCTTCTTCGTCAACTGTAAAACCATATGAACAAGTAGATACAACATTAAACATTCCATCTTCTTTAGCGTTGCTTACAGAAAATTCGCATGTTAAATGTATATGTTCTCCCGGAATTTCATCAGATATTTTCGGTCGTAATCTTACAAAATCTATATAATATCCAGTATAATGATCTGGAGGAAATATTTCTTTTATTTTATTACTTTCAATGGCCTTTTTTGTGTTTATGTCTTTAATTACAAAATCTTGTGTAGTTACATACATAATTTCGTCGCTAATATTTTCAACATTTAATTCTAAAATGTAATTTTTAAATTCAAATTCGTTATAATCTTTTATGTGAATAGGTATGCAACTTAGACGTTGTTTAAGTATTTCATTGTTAAGCCGAGTAGTATTCAAGATAATATTTGATTTATTTTGTTCGTAAGGAGATGTTCTAAATACTACAATTGGTATTTCAGACAATAGTATTCTTCTTATTGCATTTGCAAAACTAACATTTACACCAAATAGTGTAAATGACAATATATCATTTTCATGTGAAATTAATTTTACGGATGGATTCATATTAATATTATTGATTTATATTTAAATTATAAATTTAAATCAATTTTTTTAAAAATAAGTTAAACAATTCTTTAATTAATTATTTATTATGAGTTCTATACTATATTTTAGTAATTACTGCGAACATTCAAAAAAACTACTACAACTCCTAGGTAAATCTAATATCCAAGAAAATATTCATTTCATATCTATAGATAAACGCGTTAAAGAAGCAAATAATAAGGTATATATCATTTTGGAAAATGGACAAAAAATAATAATGCCAGAAAATATTAATCGTGTGCCGGCGTTGCTTTTGTTAAATCAAGGGTATAATGTATTATATGGTGAAGCTATATTACAACATTTAAAACCACGACAAGAGGTAGCAGTTAAACAAGCAACCCAAAATAATATGGAACCAATGGCATTTTCATTTGGAGGAAGTGGCGGTTCTGGATTCGGAGATATTGTTTCAGATAAATATAGTTTTTTGGATCAAGACCAAGAATCATTGAAGGCTACTGGAAACGGAGGTATGCGACAAATGCATAACTATGTTGATTTAAATTATGTAGACAATATTTCATCAAATGCGAACGGTAATGACAACGTATCTAATAAATTATCACAAGAAATTACTATTGAAAAATTACAACAACAGCGTGACCAAGAATTGCAGAATATAAACGGAGCAAGGCCTCCAATAGGCTATTAAATAAATTATTCTTCTTTATCAAATCCTCCGTATTTAAGTAATATTTCTTCACATTCTATTAATATAATATCCATAAGATGAAATAAATATTCAAACATATATATAGATTTTAATACATATGTTTAAATTATTTTTTAAAAATAATATTATTACTATTATATATGAAAGTATTATTTTTTGGAAATTGTCAGATGATAGCTATTAAAAAAACACTAAATTTACCAAATAATTACGAAACACATCATATTGAGTGTTGGACTACAACTATTAGTCAAGACGAGTTTAATAATATTTTAAATGATTGTGATTTAATCGTTGCACATGTAACAAATGATGTATATAGAAATAAACCATATTTAACAACTTCATATATTATTCAAAATAAAAATATAAATTGTAAAATAATACTTGTTTGTAATTGTTATTTTGAATTTTATCACTTTGACTTAACATATAAAACATTTAATAATAATAGAATAGGCAATCCATGTTCTTACCATTATGATAAAATGATTGAATGCTATATTAATAATTATTCAATAGATTATTATATTGATAATTTTGTTAATAATTTAGAATTAAAAACAACTGAACAATTAGAAAAACTTGCTGAAAATAATATATCTGAATTACATAATAGATTTATTTACGCTAAATCAAAATATAATTGTGAAAATTTATATTTTATACCAGTAAGTGAATATATTAAACAAAATTATAAAGACAAATTACTTTTTTATTCTATGAACCACCCAACAAAATATTTAATACAATTTATATGTGAACATATAATAAGTATATTACAAATAGATAACAACATAAATTATAATATAGATGTATTAAACTATGTAAAATGTATTATATATAAATGCATTTCTAAAAATATAAATTTTGACTTAACTGAACATTTACCTTTAATGAATAATATTACAGATGTTTATAAAATTACACAAAAATATTATGAAGTATATAAAGAATTAGATTATAAATAATATTTGTAAATTTATAATATGCATTTTATATTTTAGCTTTATAATGATAATTATATATTTACCGCTTTTGGTTGTTTGTTATATATGTATTGTATATAATAATTTATTAATTTTATTTTACATTCGTCGTCAACTGCATTTAATACAATTACTAATAAATCAAATGCTTTTTTATAATTGTTTTCTTGTAACGCGGTATTTATCATTAATACCGATCTTTGTATGTAAGTAATCATTGATTATTATACTTTATATAAGAATAAAAATATATAATAATCTGTATAATAAAATATAAATTAATTTATATAAAAATAAATTTAAAAAGCATTTCATATGAATTAATAAAATGACATCAAATCTATTAACCGCCTTTAATGATCATTTTATAGATTTTGTCTCAGATATTCAATCAGTATTTCCAAATGATGTAGACTTATTAACAGCTAAAAATTCTTTTATTGCAGTAAGAAAAGCAAATCCAAAATTAATTGTAAAAATCTGGAAAACATATATTGCAGATAAATACAAAGCTGAGATTGAAGCTGGTGACATTAATTTTTTCGTGAATAAAGATTATTCACAAGACGTGTCTCAATCCCAGAACTCAGATAAAATCATGGAGTCTATAAACAGAATTAGAGATCCAATTAAACAAATGAGTGCAGAAAATAAAGCAAAAACTATAAAATATATCCAAAACTTGACAAAACTATCTATTATGTGTGCATAGTGTATTTTTTATAATATTTTTTATAATAGATTTTTATATATTAACAATAATTCAATTTAAAAAATAATTTTATATTAATTATATAAAATTATGTCAGTCACAGAAGAATTTTCAAAAGTGATAAAAGATTTTATTGCAGATATAAAAACTACCTTTGTAGAATATACTCCATTAATAAACAAATGGTGGGTTGAAGAATCTTTTTTTAACTATATAGATGACGATGATGAGAGAAAACTTGCAAAACAACAATCAGATTCTAAAAGTATATTGTTTGTATTTGAATTTTGTAAAAAAAAAATTCCTCCACGGTTTTTTGATATATTAAACCAAAATGAAGATATTTTTAAGGATACAGAAAATAATGTTGACACTGAATTTTTACCTTACATACATTTTAAAGATTTATGGAAATTTGATTTATCACAAAAAACACGTGATACAATTTGGAAATATTTGCAATTAATATTATTTTCAATTGTTGGAACATTGGAGCATAAAGAAGAGTTTGGAGATACGGCTAAACTATTCGAGTCAATAGATGAGGATGATTTTAAAAATAAATTGCAAGAAACCCTAAAAAATATGGAGAACATGTTTAATATGAATAGTGAAGACGATAGTTCTGATAACACAAATATTAATATGGATGATTTGCCTATACCAAATGCATCTGAAATACATGAACATATTACTGGCATGTTAAACGGAAAACTAGGTAAAATTGCTAAAGAAATTGCCGAAGAAACTGCAAATGATTTGAATATAGATATGGAAAATTGTAATAATGTTAAAGATGTTTTTAGTAATTTAATTCAAAATCCAACTAAAATTATGGGACTAGTTAAAAGTGTTGGTGACAAATTAGATTCAAGTATTAAATCTGGTGAAATAAAAGAAAGCGAACTTATGACTGAAGCAACTGAAATAATGAACAAGATGAAAAATATGCCAGGACTTGGCGATATTTCATCAATTTTAAATAAAATGGGTCTAAATAAGATGGGAGGAAAATTTAATATGGGTGCAATGGAAAGTCAATTAAAGAAAAATACAAATATGGCTAAAATGAAGGAAAGATGTCGTGCTAAAGCTGAAATGAATCGAAAGATGAAAGAGCAAAATCAAAATCAGCAACAGCAACAATTTGAACAATCGAATTCTTCAAATACAGAACAATTATCTGAAGAACAATTAACTTCTATATTTAGCACTGGAGAGAAAGTAGAAAAAACACCTAGAAAACCAACAAATAAAAAAAGAAAAGCAAAAAAATAATTTGATAAATTAACAAATTTACAAAAACAAAGCTTCAAATAAAACATTTAAAAGGTTTAATACATATTATATAAAATGTTTAAAAACTATATTTCTTCTGGAAAACATATGATTTGCGATTTTAAAGGTATCTCGAACTATAATTTATTAAACAATTGTATTGAATTAAATGATATGTTAGAAAAAATATGTGATAAATATAATTTTCAAATCTTAGGAAAACAAGAACATGTATTTGTTCCAATTGGGTGTAGTATTATATTTTTATTATCTGAATCACATATATCAATTCATACATTTCCAGAAAAAAATCATATGTCATTTGATATTTATACGTGTAGACAATATAAAAATAATGATGAATATTTAGAAATATATAATTTATTAATTAACGAATTACAAGCATCTCACGATAGTAAATATACAATTATAAATAGATATTTTTGACACTACAATTATGATTATTTTATTATAAAAATTTACTTTATAATAAAATATATGCGGTTTATCATAAATTATTTTTGCTAATATGTATGATATATGGGTAAAATACCGCATGTAATTTTAGCTTCAACAATTCCAATATTTGGTTATTTATATAATGAAAATACGAATTTAAAGAAAGCAATCGAAGCAAAATCTTCTATTGCAAATAAACCTTTTCATAATAAAACTCTGAAACATGATGTATCTGGCACTACAATATTATCTGTATCGAAAACAGTATCCAAAACATGGGATAATGATACTATAAATGTTTATGAAAACGAAAAAAAATGGATAAATCGTTTGAAAGACACTGATATAATTGCAAAACCCGTTCAGTTTGACGATATGAACCGAATTATCACTACTGAATATGTTGGTGAAAAAATTAATAAACATAATATACCAACCGATTGGAAAAAACAGAGGGACGAAATAATTTCGTTACTAGAAAAATACAATTGTAGACACAATGATATTAAACCAGATGAAATAATTGTTCATAACGGTAAAATAAAGCTAGTTGATTTTGGATGGGCGAATGAACTAGACCAATCCAATCCAGACAACTGGCCAGAAGGGTTGGGAAATGAATTTAGATGTAATAAAGAAAATAATAAATTTAACGATAAATGTAGTTTTGATAAATCAATATATTTTATTCAAAATAATTAAATAAACTATACAATATATTATTATATTATTTCTTAATTAGTATATATAATGACAACACAATTTTGGTCAAATGATCCCAGTGTATTATTAAACAATACTTATATATATGAAATATGGCCAACAAATGATATGTGTTATGAACAAAAATTAAATGCAATTACAAGATGCATCATATTAGTTACTATTTTAGGGTATATATTTACATTTTCATTTAGATTGCTTATTGTTGGAATATTAACGTTAATAATGTTGATTATTGTATTTAATATGAAAAAACCTAAAATAACAGCAGAACCATTTCAAAATAATGAAAATACTATTTCTAATCCAGTTACTCTTGAAACATTTTTAAAATCTGAATTTAAAGAAGGAAATAAAACAAATCCATTTAGTAATGTTTTATTGACTGATATAGCAGACGACCCTAATAGAAAATCAGCACCTCCCGCATTTAATCCGAGTGTTGAAACATCTATTACTAAAAATGTAAAAAAAGCAGTTCAAAAAATGAATCCAGAAATAAAAAATACAAATAGACAATTATATGATTCATTATGGGATAATTTTGAGCTTGATCAATCTAACCGTAACTTCTATAGCACACCAAATACAAAAGTAGAAAATGACCAGTCTGCATATGCAGAGTTTTTATATGGAAATATGTATTCTGCAAAGGAATCTACTCCAGAAGGTAACTTACAGCGTGTAATTGATAATCCAAGATACACTTTATATTAAAAAGTTTTAATAATTTATTTAGTAAAAATAATTTATATATGTATTATAAATAATGGCAAATATTTCTAATTATACTTTTCAAAATATGTCAAGAATTGGATTAGATGAATGCAATAAATCACAAACAGATATTCAAAATGTAGCTTCATGTAATTATACACTCCAAAATTATTTTGCATCTGATTGCTCTATGAAAAATCCAATATTACTCGCAACTACACAACCGGGAATAATGTATAATGGAGGGTACAATAGTGGGTCTGGAGGTTGTAATATAGATGAGTCTTCAAACTTACAAATAGGCACAATCCAGACACATCCAAGATGTAGAATTGATTTATTTCATCGTCCGTTTGCAACAGTTCCATTTTTAGGACGTGGAGCAGTCAATCCAGTTGTAGAATCACAAATTCAGCAAGGTGAAACTGTTACTAACAAAAAAAGTGTAAATACATTGAGTGAAAAGAGTTTTATTAAATATCATCAAACTCCACTTTTGCCAGCAGTAAAAGAACGCTTAACTAATCCGGCAAATAGTGTTGAGGCAGTTGCTTCAGAAGGTTGGGTTCGTGGAGGAGTTCCATCACGTGAATTAACTAGAGATGCTGATTATTTTAGTAATTAATATTAGTAATTAATATTTTTATAAATAATCCATGCACAAGTATATAAAATAAATAGTAGTTAAATAATAAACAAAAAATTGATTACAAATAATATTATTAGTACAATAAATAATATTATATATAGTTTAATTAAATTTCAAATCAATTAAAGATAGTTTAATAAGTTTATATATTAACGATGGATACTTGTAATACTGTTATGAATAACGATAATAATATTGATAATAATGACAATAATATAGTTAAAAAAGATTGTAAATCAGATATTTCAAAAAAACCTAAAAGGGTGCATAAATTAAAGGTTGTTAGTTCATCAAAAAATCAATCTATATTATCAGAATGCAATAATATAGTCAATCCTACAAATAATGATTTTACAATTGTCGAAACATTTGTCGGTGCGGGTGGATCACATTTAGGATTTAAACATAATAATTTTAAAGTCGTATTTGTAAACGATAACTGGAAAGAAAGTTTAGAAACTTTGAAATTAAATAATCCAGAATTACATTCGTCTCAAGTTATTTACGAAGATATTGCTAATATTGTAAAGTTTGATTTATGTGCAGATTATAAAATAAATCGTGGCGATTTATCTGTATTGATCGGTGGTGTTGTATGTAAGGGGTTTTCATTAGCTGGTGTTAGAAATCCTTATGATGAGAGAAATTATTTATACATTTCACAGCTTAAATTAGTTGAACAATTTAGACCCAAAATTTCAATTATAGAAAATGTTCCCGGAATGAAAAATATGAAAATTTTAACAAAAAAAAATGTTTCTCCGATAAGTAAAAAATTATACATTGATTTTGAAGAATCAATTGAAGATTTATGTAATGAAATTGATGATGTTATTTCAAAACATAAAAATAATAGAGGACAAATAATAGCAATTAATAAAAAAATGAGCACAGACAATAATAGTAAGGAACTTATTGATAAAAAGGTTGTTTTGGAAGAAGAAAAAAGAGTATTGGAAGAACAAAGAAAACAACTTGAAAACATGCTTGATAAATACATGTATAGTGTCGTAGATGATATTCTTGAACGTTATGATGAACTTGGATACAAAGTTTATACAAAAATATTAATGTGTAGTAATTATGGAGGATACACTAATCGTAAAAGGTTAATTATCGTTGCTGTAAGAAATGATATTGGTGTAGAATGGAAATGGCCAGAAATTACACATAGTGATGAAGATGATGCTTTGCCAAATTTATTAACTGTTAAAGATGCATTTAATTTATTAGACTATGAAAATATTAATTCACCAAAAAATGATCCAGATAATGTTCCTATGAATCATAAAGCTAGCACTATCGAAAAGTTTAAACAAATCGGCGATGATAAAAAAACAGAAAGCTACTCTTCAAGAGGCTCTTCAAATAGACTGTCATTTAATAAACCAGCACCAACTCTTGTTCCGGGACATAGCAGTTTTCAAATACATCCAACAGAACATAGAAGTATTACTGTGCGTGAAGGAGCAATAATTACTGGGTTTCCAAGGACTTATAAATTTGTAGGATCTCATAGTGACAGATGTGTTCAAATTGGAAATGCAATTCCATTTCATTTAGGAAATGCATTAGCCAAAAGTTGTGTAGACTTATTATCTAAAATATAAATATCTAAAACGTAAACTATTTATAATAATTTATAATAATTTATTATACTAAAATACATGTTTATAGCAATGTATAATTATGCTTTATAAAATCACTTTTACTCTGAGTTTCTGTTAAAATACCGTTTGCCCATACTCCAAACCTTTCATTATCATTCTCATTATTGTCTAGAGTAAAGTGATAATATGTATATAAATGCGAATTTTCTAATTTAATAAAATCTTTTGATACACATGATAATAATAATTGTTTGTCGTCGATCATTTGTGTGGTTTTCCATAATTTAATGGTTTGAACTTCTTCTAAATCTTCTAAATTATCAACTAATATAGAGTGACCACCAGTAATAATTAGATCTTCTATTAACCCATTTGTTTCTGTTTTTTCCATTTTATACATACACTTATACCAACCAGTAGGATCATTAATCATAGGCTTTTTTCCAATTAAATCAATACGTC